GTTTTGATATTATTTGTTTTATTTTGGTTGAAGCTTTTTCAGAGAGTGTAATCATCTTACTTCATTGCTTTTTGTGCCATTTGTTTGACAACTTTTTTACTTTCTTCTTCTTCAGGTTCAATTGGAGTTTCTTGACCTTTGAACATAACCTTATCACCTTGAATATTTGAAATTTTATTCTTTAATGGTGGTTTTTTAATCATATCATACAAATCATCTTTGGCTAATATGATATCATTATCTTTATAGAATTGTAATAACTCATCTACTGTCCAATCAGAATGTTCAACACCACTATCAATATCGCTAGCTAACTGACTTGTGACAGCAACTAATCTTACTAATAGTGGATTTGGATTGGATAGTTCAAATAGACGCATTATCTCTTTATGCGACCGGCACCTGCTACAGGCACCTCTTCTTCTGGTTCTTCAACAGAAATATCATCATCAACGCTAAAATCTTCACCACCAGCAGGTGCTGCCATATCAGCAGACATATCCATATCAGCAGACATTTCAGGAGCCTCATCACCAAATGCATTATCAGCAGCCATTTCGCCACCTTGACCAGTAATACCGTTCAATGCAGATTGTAATGTACCTTTACTTTGTGTCAATGAAGCTTGTAACGCAGTTAATGCTTCAGTAACTTGTTGATTGAAAGTTTCACTTTCATTAACACCGATTTCGCTTTGAACACCTGATGTTAATGCTGGTAATTCTTTTACTAGCATATCAGATACTTCTTCAACCATTTTTTGTACTTGGTCTACCATGTCTTGGGCTGCGAGAACAACCTGTGACTTCTCAACTTCCTCGTTTTCTACAACGATGCGAGCTTTGGGTAGTGACTGTAAGTAGTTAAAATGGTCAGCTAATGCTTGTTCCATAAACACTAGTTTCATATATGACGGACTAGTTTGGCTTTGATAAAATTCAGCAGATGATTTAGTTTCATTAATCAATCCACGAACTCTACTAAGCATAGATTTAGTTTCCGTTACGGTCATTCTCTTTGTATTGAACGGAAGAGAATAGTGTTCATTCAACGCTTGTTTAGCAGTTGATATTTTTTTGTTGTCAAATTCAGTTAGTTTCATAGTTATATTCCAAGACTAATATAAAGTATTTATCTTTTTTGTTTTATTGTACGGGTTTTCTGTTAAATCGGTTGTTCTGCCAACGCTTAGAATCGTTAATATAAGTATACAATTCATCAGTAATCAGCTTCTTTTTTAATTTATCTTCACTTAATTTGGCTAAAAAAATCAATTTATCGTTGGAATTTTTAGTATTTTTAAATATTTTAGTATGCAATAATATATCAACATCTAACCCTGCTAACAGGCTATCTAATAATAGTATCCTTTCAGCTTGATATAATAGATTTCGTTTATCATAAGTACACCACGCCACAGCGTGTTTTAATTCATTAAATGTATGTGTAGTAAATGTAGTTGTCATTGTAACAACATATTCATTTTTTACTGTTTTATTGATACAATATGTATTGAATAATTCATAGCTTCCGTCAGTATTTTGAAAAATAATAACATCTTCTAACTTATCCATAAAGTCAGATTTCATTAACTTTTCTAATTGTTTTTCTGTATTATTACGTTTAACCATAATTTACTACTTTAAAATATATATTTCTAAGTTCATCACTTGTATCTAAAAATGCAGGAAGTTTATTCCAAGCAGTATCAGTTTTAATCATAGGAACCGTATCACAATCACTGTACAATGATCCTAATTCATTTATTCCGTCATTAAACACACTAGGGTGTTGAATATTAAAGTCAAATGACCAACAATCATAATTTTCATTTTCAATTTGTTGATATAAAAAGCCAAAGTTAGTAAATTCATCAAATCGTATTTGTATTTTTTCTGGATTTCTAGTAACATCAGGCTGACTTCTTAATGAGATTGATTGTATCACTGTATCAAAATTACATTGTGTGTTTCTTTTTTGTAACCAAATTGGTATTTCTTTATCAACTACTGGGCGATGCCTGTTCGTTATACCGGTGGGGGTAATATCAAACAGGGTATAGCAAGTAATAGTGTAACTCATATTACTATTTAATAGAGGTAAAAAAACCCGAGAATTTCTCGGGCCTTTTTATTCAAGTTAAAGATTAACCTGTAAATGTTGCAGAAGCGGCAACTGTAACAGCTTCAACCGCTGCTGTCAAGGCAGTGTCAAGAGTTGCAGTTGTCCATGCGCCAACTGGATAAACAGCAACGGCTAATGTGTCGTTAGTTGTATCTGTATACTCATACATATAGATTGTAGCTAATTGCTGAATAGTTTGAACAGCTACGTTCAATTGTGTTGTAGTCAATGCACCGTCAAAAGTGACAGTGAAGAAGTCCAATTTTGGACCTTGTGGCTGAACTGTTGCTCCAGAAGTAACTGCATTAACACCGCTGTTTGTATAGTCAGGTGCGTCATAGTTAATGACTGGTAAGAAGTCGCCGTTTACACGTGTAAATTGTGCCATGATAAATTTCCTTTAAGTTTGTGAGCATATAGCTCTACTATTATTTATGCCTGGTAACAAAAAATGTTGGTTTTGGGCTTATCTTCCGGCTAAATTTTGCCTACTAAAACCCATTCTATCTACAAATTTTAAGCCATTTGCAACAAAACCTTCATGTGTTTCAGTTCCATCTTGTAAATATCCTTTAACAGGACTAACTTCTGCGGCTTTATTCAATTGATTGACCACAGACATTTTAAGTGTATATAGTGCAGACCATATAGTAAAAGCACCTAAAATAGCATCTTTGTTTTGATTTAAATGTTCAGCTATCTTAGCTTTCATTCTTTCTGTCATAGGTCTAGCTTCTACGAAATCCATAAACCCATTAGCTAAATTGTTTAAATCACCGGCAACAATCTTTTTATTAATATATACAGTAAACAATTGATTAAATGTATTACGTGCTTGAGGTGCACTATTCATTAATTGGTCTACTGCAGGACCATATTTCTTAATTGCATTCTGTGCATTCTTTACTAATGTTGTATCTATCTTAAGCTTAGGTGCTGTTGGCATAGCACTAGGAACAATTGCAACATCACTATTATTCTTCAATTGACCTATATTACCATTCAATGTTACTGCTTCGTCAGTAGTCATTGCGTTAGGATCAATATATTGATGTACTGCAATTCCAGCACGTTTGCCACCCATCAATTTTCCAACTGGACTATTAACTTCTACTTTATAAGTAATACCATTAGGATTGGCTTTAAAAACATAACTGCCATTTTGATCTTTTAACGGTTGATGAAATAATAAATCACCCCAATAATAACCTTTACTGCTTTTACTAGCTTTTTCTAATCCGGGCCATATCTCATTAATAATAGGCCATAAACTATCACGCTCTACTCCACGTGATTGATCATATTCTACAAATTGTTCAGGACTGAATACTTGTCGTCCTGTGCCGTCTTTCTTATTGAACATATGCTTGTCCATAATACTAAACTTACCTGAACTATTACGTCCAAATATCAATGCAGGATATCCATCCCATTTAATTGTAACTGTCGCTGGATTATTAACTGTAGCAATAGTAGATTGTACAGCACGATTAGCACCCTCACTTCCACCTAAAAAGATTAAATCCTCAGGATGGTCTAAATGACCTTTATCTTCATTTATAGATAAATTGTCAATCTTAGATTTAAGTAATGCTAATTCTTCCGATAAATTCATAACTGCTCTTTGTCGCTGTTCTTCTTTATTGATTTGGAAAACTTGCCTTGATCACGTGATTTAATTGCCCCAAGCAATTTTCTCTCTAATATCTCTGCTTGCTCTTTAGGATAATTTCTATTAATCATCTCTAATAAATTAATAGCACTGGTAATGATGTTGTGGGCTCTACTCTCAATAACATGACTTGTATCACGATTATTGCCGATAGCTTCCAATTCCTGCAGAAGGCTGCGAGTTTGTTTTTGCATATTAATTTCCTAATAGTATTTATCTATTTTACGGTTTATTTCTTTAAACTATTA